AGTGCATGAATTAGAGGTGAGAGAGATATCTAACGATAGCTTAGTGTCTGCTGGCGAAGTAACCGACTTCCCAATTCAGTCATCTTTGACAACTAGAGGCTATGCGCTAGGCAATCTTGACCGCAAACGCTTCACAGATGGGCAAATCACCATGCAATGTGTCGATGGTGGTCTAGGCGAGTATGATATTTCCTTCGCAGCAGAAGATCCAGACAACAATCAGAGCATCGGAACGACAACTATGTTTCTTGATGGCGTAGTGCTTGGCACAGGATCTACCAACGAGGACGAGACTGGCAACATTCGCTTCCGTCTTGGAGGTATCAGAGGCTATCTGGGAACGCTAACCTTGACACGGACAATCGGTTCCCCTAAAATCACGTCTATAAAAGTTACAGGCTCTGTGACAAACCGACAAATCATCTCACAAAAATAATATGGGAGTAGTAAATACAACGCACACTTTTGCAAACAACGAGGTTATTACCAGCACGTTGATGAACAATATCATCGACCAGACTGAATTTATTTCTTCTGCATTAGCCAATGGAACCCTTGCATTAAACGGTTCGGGTCAAATTAAAGTGGCAACATCTGGGATCACATCAAATGAGATGGGTGTTGATGCGGTTACTGCTAACGCTATTGCGGCTGGAGTTATTACCAATGTGAAGATTGGCGCAACTGCTGCAATCTCGCTGTCCAAGCTAGCATCGGAGGCATTACCAGTAGGGATTACTGTGGCAACTGCCAACATCCTTGATGCTAACGTGACTACTGCCAAGATTCTGGATGCCAATGTGACAGCACCTAAGCTCAGTGGAGCGCAGACTGGCACTGCTCCAGTTTACGGCGTGAGAGCATGGGCTAATTTTGATGCAACTGCAAATGCAGACCTTGCTGGAACATTCTCTAGATCTGGAACAACTGTTACGGTTACAGTAACTGGACATGGATTGATTGCTGGAAACCTTGTTTTTATTGATTTCACTGTCGGAACTGGAACAGTTGCTCCAGATGGACTTTATCAAGTAGCTACAGTTACCGATGCAAACATCTTCACAGTAACAAGTGCAGCGTCTGCAACTGGAACTGGAACAGTAACATTATTGAGGAAGGAAATTAAATCTAGTGGCAATATCTCATGCGTTTCCGCTGCTGCCCCTAGTCCAGTTATTCCTCCATCAACAAGCGATTCACCAGCAGACGGTTACTATGTTGCCAATTTCTCTGTGGCTCTGCCAAATGCAAACTTTTCCGTGCTAGGAACTTGTAGTGAGGCTAAAGCTTTTGCAACAACTTCTGGTAATGACATTCTATCTGGCTCTCCATACAACGCACAATGCGCACGAATCTTGACCGTCAATACGTCTAGCACTGCGATTGATGCTGAGTGCAATAGCGTAGCAATCATTGGATGAATCCACACCTCACCATAGTTCTTAACCTTTATGAATCAAACAACATCGACATTCAAAGCCTTATTGGTTGGCATTTGTGTCATGGCATTGTTGTTTCTACTCCATATGCTTTCGCTATGGGATTCCACGCCAGCAGCAAGAATCTTGAAGAAGCTGTTACGTTTGAAGAATCGGATACACTTTACGTTACTATGTGTTGTGGAAACATGTTGGATGCGCTTAAACCTTTTAAAAACAAATACAAATACATCGCTTTTCGGCGCGACTTCAAACAATCAAGTCGCAATCGCTTGTTGAGCATGAAAGCCTTTTACTCTAAACTACGATAAATTATGGGATTAATACCAGGAATTGCGGGATCAACGCCAAAAGTCAAAGCTCCAAAAATGGATATTGCTAAAGACATTAGCAGTTACGTTTCAGGAATGTCAGAATCTTTGCCGCAAATTTTCTCGCAAGAGCAACAATTCCGTCCACAATTCCAAGGATTAAACCTTGGCGACATCCAATCATTTTTGACTGGCGCAGGTGGACAACAAGGAATCTTTGGTCTTAGCAATCAAGCAGCACAACAAGCTGGTATGGGGCTAGGTGAAGCTCGCCAAGCAGAACTAGGTCAGATGACTGGACAAGCAGGATTGACCCGTGGGTTAATGCAAGCGTTGTCTCCAGAACAAGCTGGCGTGGTGCAGAACTTCAATACTGAAGCACAACGGGCATTAGCAGCGTCTCAGATGATTAGCCCACAAGAACAGCGTGGATACCAGCAAACAGCCCGTGAAGCGGCTGCAGCAGCTGGGAGACTAGGTGGCAATGCAGCTATCGCTTCTGAAGTTATGGGGCGCGAAGATGTATTTGCTCGCAAACGTGCCGAGGCAGCACAAGCAGGGCAGAATGCCTATAATGTCGCACAAGGATTCTACACTCAACCAGGTCTCAGTTTACTTAGCAATGCACCATTGTCGTATCAACAAGGTCAACAATTTATCAACACGGGGCTTGGAGCGATTGGCTCAGGAACACCACAGTTGTTTGATACGTCTGTTGGACTTAACCTTGGTGCAGCTCAACGCTCCAATCAACTTGCTGCCGCATCTGCAAATGCGCAAGCTAAAGCAGCACAACAAGCTGCTATTATGGGCTTGATTGGAGATGGGGCAAAAGCAGCGGCAAGTGCAGGTATGATGTCTGATCGCAGATTAAAAACCGACATTAAAAAAGTTGGAAAGACAGATAGCGGTCTTCCAGTTTACACCTACAAATACAAAGGAGACAATGTTGTTCACATGGGCGTTATGGCTCAAGATGTTGAAAAGGTTACACCTGAGGCAGTTGAGGAAATTGGTGGATTCAAAGCAGTTAATTACGGACTAATCAAATAATATGGCAGCTTACGGAAAAGGACAAATGCTAGGTTCGGGAATTAACCCTGAGTCATTCAAACTAGATTTCGGTGGATTTGCTGATGCCGCTAGGATGCAAGCGCAGGGTTTATCTAACCTTGGGCAGAGCATCGGAGGTGCTATTCAGAACTATAATGAAGTCAAGCAAGAGCGCAAGAAGATTGACGCTGACACAAAAGCTAGTAGAGCTGGAATTGAGTCTGCAATAAAACTTGGCGACTCACTTGGCTTTGACGTTAAAAGCATGCTTTCTCCTGTCCTTGAAAAAATGGATGACCCTAACACAACTCCTATGGAGGCGGCGGCATTAGGACGTGAAGCATCAAGTCAAATTGCAAACGTGTTAAATCTTGGATTTAAAGCTAAAGATCAAAAATCTCAGCAAGACAGCTTAATGCAAGATGCTGCATACAAAAAAGCACAACTTGAAATTGCGCAACAAAATGCTAATTCAAGAGCGCTGTCGGCAATTGCAGCAGGCAACGCGCCTCCTGCAAACATTGATATGCCACTTGGCGATGGTAGTACAAAACTAATGCAATGGGATGGGGCGAGACAATCTTATGTTCCAGTTCGGACATCTGGATTAGACGGCACAACCCAAACTGCAAAAGGTGACGATCTTATTAGTCTTGTTAAGGGATTTGAAGGATTTGAACCAAAGGCTTACAATGACTATAAACAAACAAGTGTTGGATATGGAACAAAAGGTAAACCAGGAGAAGTTTTAACAGAAGAGCAAGCAAGCGAAAGATTACAGTCTGAATTATCTGGACATGCTAAAAGAATTAAAGATGCAGCAGCATTAAAAGGAATTACATTAAATAAAAATCAATTTAATGCACTTACTTCATTTGATTTTAACACAGGAAGAGGTGCTAATCTTATTGAACGTTTTGGAGACGATCCACAACAATTAGCTTCTAAAATTCTTGAATATAACAAAGCAGGAGGTGAGGTCAAAGGAGGATTAGTTAAACGCAGACAAATTGAAGCAGCCTTATTCCTGTCTCCAGAACAACAAGCAGCAGAATCTCCACAAGTAACTCCTCAAAATCAAGGTGGGATTGGATTTACCCCTGCAAAAACATCTGCTGGAGAAGAAGGAACAGTTATGACTCAGCAAGAATTAGATAATCTAGTTGAACGTGGAGAATCAATTGAGTCACAACCATTAGGTGGCGGAAAGTATTTTGTTAAAACATCACGATTAAACAATAAGCTTAGCAGACCAGAATTAAGACTTAAATATTTAGAAGATGCAGCAACAGCTTATGCTGCTGGAGATAAACCAAGAGCATTGAGACTTGCTACCGCTGCTGAAGTTGGTGGATTGTTCGGCAATCTTACTATTTCAGATTTGGATGATTATTTTCGTTCAGGCGCAGCTCCTGCAGCAAGTGATCCAGTAGCTCCTGCGCCAGTAACGCCTACGCCTGTAGCTCCTGTTGCCCCAAAAATAAAGGAACCACTTGAATCAATTTTTTCGATTAAAAAATAATCATGCCTAAATTTACAAAAGAAGAATTAGAAGCAGCGCGTATTGAGGGATACACAGATCAGGAGATAATATCTCATGTTGCGCAAGGCGATGATGAAATTCTAAACGCATTAGAGGAAGGATATTCCCTTAATGAGATTGCAGATTATTTCTCAAAAAATGCACCAGTCAAGAAGGAGGAAGCACCAGTCGCTGAAGATCCAAGTTTGGGGCGTATAGCCGCTGGTCTTGCTGCTGAAATTGCAGTAGCAGAAGGAGCTAAATATGCTGGTGCTGCTGCAGGCGCTGCAATAGGTGGATTTGCATCAGCCCCAACAGCAGGACTTGCATCGCCAATTACAGTTCCAGTTGGTGCTGCTATTGGATATGTTTCTGGCGCTTTGGGTGGCGGATGGACAGGTTCACTTCTCGCTCAAGAAATAGAAGGCGCAACTGAATACGATTATGGACGCGCTACAATTGATGCGGCTTTGAACTTGATACCTGGATTTAAGATTGGAAAAGCTGGGACTAAATTAGCAAAAGTTACTGGTGCAATTGCTAAAAGACCAATAACTACTGGCATGATTGTTGGTGGTGTAGCAAGTCCTGCCTACATGGCGGTACAAGAAGCGCAGGGTAAAAAGGATTACACTATTGATGACTACCTAAAAGGAGCAGGAACAAGCATGGCATTAGGGCTAGGACTTGGTGCAGCTGAAAAAGCAATAAGCAAAGGTGTCTTGAAAATAAGAAACAAGACTCCAAGCGAAATCAACAAGCTAATTGAAGCTGGAGATCCAACCACAATTCAACTCGTTGACTACCTTACAGCTGGCTTAACCCCAGCAGATGTGAAAATGGCTCCTTCTAAATTTAAAGGAAGTGTTAGTGATTTTATCAAGAGTTCAACAAGATCAACAACTGCTGCTCTTGCTCCATCTAAGGTTATTGGCGACGAAGCAACTACCTTAGCTAAGCAAGCAAAGTCAGCAGTAGAAGCAGCTGAAGGAACTGCCTCAAACATAGGCAAACAAATTGATTCTTATCTTGAAGCTAATCCACAATATCGCGATGATTCAATAGCATTTCTTGATGGAGAAGATCGTCCCAATTTGCCACCTGAGCTTTTAGAAAAGCTTGTTTTTGGGCGAAACAGAATCAGAACAGAACAACAAAGGATGCTTGACCTTCACAATAGTGGAGCAAAATTACTGCCTGAAAACAAAGCAGAGATTATTGAGGAAAGTCTTAATAGAGGCGATTACTTAACTAGAGCTTATGAATTCTTCCAGAATCCAAACTACAAGCCATCAAAAGAAAAGTATGATGCTTTGAAAGCAAGTCTCACAACTGGTGAAGGCAAGATGACTGATGCGCAAGCTAACGAATACTTAGCTGAACTTCAGTTGAAAATGAAAAGCAATCCAACGGATTTTGCTAATTACATGAAGGGATCTGGAACTCCAAATGTCTTAAAGCAAAGAAAGGTTGTTTCTAAGGAGCTTGAGGATTACCTTGGTTTGATTACTGAACCTGGACGACGAGTAGGAACTACTATGTCTGTGCTTAATCGAATCAATGAATACAATGAAGCTGATGCAAGAATCGCTAAGGTATTGCTTGATTCTGGCGCAGCTGTAAGATCATCAGATCCAAGAGCTAATGTGCAAGGACTTCAACCCTTGAATCTTAAGCGTGGAGAATTTGAAATAGATGGAGAAAAACTGCTTGTTGATCCATCTGTGCAGACAGCGTTAAATAAAATTTACGCTGGTGGTGTTGATGATGTATCAAACTCCGTTGTTACCCGTGCAATAAAAGATGTTTACGACACTTCTGTTTCTGCATTCAAATCTGCCAAGGTATTAGGCAATCTTTCATCTTACTTGATCCAAGTTCCTAGCAACATAGCAGGAACACTTGGTGCTGGAATGAACCCAATGCTTGGTCTTGGTAATGCTGTAAGAATGTCGCTTGGAACACTTAGTGGGACGAAAATTGGCGGATTGCCAATAATTAAAAAAATGGCTAATGAAGCTCCGCCATTAACCTTGCAAAAGTTTGAGGACTTAAAAAAGCGAGGAATGATAACTGGCAACATTGTTTACGAGGATCTTAAAGCTGGATTACAAGGAAAGCGTTTAGGGAAAGCTTTTCAAAAAGCAACTGATACTCCTGGCAAAATCTACAGCTTGCCTGACAATATATTCAGAATTGTCAATTATGAAAATAATATGGATGTCTTGAAAAAGATTATGCCAACTGCAACTGAGGAGCAGATTAAAGATATGGGAGCTAGGCTTACAACAAGAACCTACCCAAACTTTGAATCAGTAAGTCCAGAAGTTAAAGCTCTTTCAAGAGCGGGTGTAATGCCACAGTTTGTCACCTATAGCCTTGAGTTTGCAAGGACTCAATTTGAGCAAGCAAAGCTAATAAGAGAAATGATGGATGGCACTTTCGCCTCAAAATTAGGAGACGATTTTAAAAATATTCCAGTCAATCAAGCAGCACTCAAGAAAGAAGCTGCAAAAAGATTGGTAGCTATGGGTAGCGCATACGCCGCTGCTAGTTATGGTCTTAACGAGTTTAACCGAGAATCACTAACTCCTGAACAAGAACGAGCATTTAGAGATACTGTTGCGGCAGACTTTGAAAGAGATAAACCTCTTTTCATCAAAAAGAATAAAGATGGGTCATATACAGTTGTAAATACTGCATACTATTTGCCGCAAACAATACTTGCAAACCCCGTCATGTCAGTAATAAGGGGCGAAAACGCAGAAGAAGGAACGGGCAATCTATTGAAGGTTTTCCAAAACGAACTTGTTGGAGGAGGCTCATTTGCCGCGCAAGCATTTTCGTCACTAGCTTCTGGTAGAGATTTTGAGACTGGCAAGTTAATATCAAACGCTCCAACTGCAATTGGTCAAGCTGTAGATCGTTCTCGAAATTTTGCAAAAGAACTTGTGCCTTCTACAATTACCGCACTTCAAAAAGAAGATAAAACACTTCAAGAAAAGGTAGCAAGACAAGCAGGTTTGCGTGTTGAAAAAAGAGATAATGCAGAAGGGTTTGGGTTTAAAGCTCGCGGCATCAACGAAGCAATCAACAACATCAAAACAACAATGTCTGGGAAGCAATACGCTTTAACTGACAAGAAAATCTCACCAGAAGAGTATCAGGCATCTATTGCTGATGAGCAAAACAACTATGCCGCAAACATAGATATGATGATCAATCATGTGAAGAACCTAAAAACACTTGGTGAAACTGACGAGACAATTATTCCAATGCTTAAAGACGCAAGGTTTTCTAGCATTGATATTCTCAACTTATTGGAAGGCAAGAATGTTCCATTTGATCCAACCAAAAAGAAAACTACAGTTGAGATGCTTGATGAGATAGCTGGAGCAAATGACCTTGAGACAAGACAAAACATTAGAGATCTTGTCAGGAAAGATCCAATCAACGGAAATAAAGTTCTTGGTGCTTACAAAGACAGAATGAGAAACGTTGGAATTGTCCAATCTCCTAGAGAATCATTGCTTGCAGGACTGCCCACTGACGAGAAAGTAAAAAGGATTTTCCCTGAAATTCAAGCTAGCAGTAATCCCGATGCTGAAATAAGAAGGTTGATTAAGAAAAAAATCTTGACTGAATCTGATCTAGAAGCCATTAGAATTAGACAGAAATTAGGCTCCAACTAGAGCTTAGTTCTCGCATCTTATGAATGAAGAACAACTCCAGAAACTGAAAGACAATTACTACGATGATCGTCCCGACAAGAGCGAGTGGTTTCTTGAGGTAAGAGAACGTGCTAAGTTGCTGCCACGGAACAACATAGAACATTACGCGCCGCACAAGGCTGCATTAGCATTGTTTCTCTTATCTCAAGGAGCCAAGATTACTGAAATATCCAAGAAAACTGGAGTTGGCAGGGAAACTATTCGCCAACTGGAATGGCGGCATAACGATACGCTAGAGACAAAGCGCAAAGAGTTCTCGATGCGTTACGCTATTGCAGCGCAGGAATACACTGACTTATTGTTTGAACGAGCTACACAACTCTTTGACGACCCTGATAGCCTTGCTAAAATCTCCCCTGAGAAGCTGGCAATTACCGTTGGCATTCTCACAGACAAAGCGGCACAACTTACTGGCATGGCGACAACCGTGGTTGAGCATCGCAAGGGAGCAAGTATTGATGACGCTGCAAAAATGATCTCTGAAGCAAAAGCTAGAATTGCAAACAAAATAAAAGAAAAAGTAATTGACGTTGAATTTGTTGACGTAACTAAAGAATCTTGATAAAAAA